TGTACATAACAGGCTTATACCATTTTCCTTTTGAGCGAGGTGTAGTAGTCATATCATCATCTCTTTTTGCTGGAAGTTCTGGTGCTACTAGTAGTTTATCTTCTGGTTCGCCTTCGCTGTCTAAGGCGGGTTCTGCTGTTTCTTCTTCCCCACCTAAATCTAAATCGCCACCTTCTGCACCAGTATCTCCCAGATCTGGTGTTTCATCTCCTCCACCAAACATATCGCCACCTATTCCACCAGCTGCTGATTCTGATTGTTCTTCGCCGGCTTCTTCTAGAGACTTAGCGAATACTCTATCGTAATGAAGTTCTCTTTGATTTCTTATAAACTCTTCATCGCTAATACCAAATAAGTTTTTAGCAATCCATCGCTTACTAAAGAAGTTTTCAGTCGCTCCGCTTGCTACATCAAACTTGGTTTTCCAATACTCTAGTTCTTGAAGTTCTGCAATGCGAGAAGGATTGTTCAAATAAAGTTTATGACTTATAAGATCATCACCTGTGTAACCAAGAGTATAAAGATGAATAACTCCTATTTTCTCCAACTCACTAATAATAGCTCTTTGCAATCTTTGAATAGTTCTAGCAAAGCGAATATCTTTTTGTGCTAGAGTAGCCTTGTCTTCATCTGCTCCTTCACCTCGTGAAAGATATGATTGAGGGACTTTTAAAGCAGAGAAAAGTTTATCTCTTAAATATTTTACATCATCTATATCGCCAGTAAAAGTACCTCCAGGTAAGGCAGAAATTTCTGATTGCGAAGTACCACCACGCACTGGCAAGAAATAATCTTCTTCTATGGAAAGAGGATTATAACGCAAATCAACTCTTCCTGTATCTGGATCTATTACTTGGTTTCTTTTCATGGTTGTCATGATTTTCTGCATATACTGCTCAACATCTTGTGGGTCAATATTACCAACATCAATTTTGAACACACGACGCTCTGGAGAGCGTACAATACGATAGGCCATCATTGCATCTTCTAGCAGTGTTAGCTGCCTCCAGATGCGTCTGGCTGGCTCTAAGACACTAGTTCCATATGGTGCATACTTATCATTTCCCAATATCCTAAAATGGCCAATTTGCCAATTTTCAAATGTCATACCAGCGCTATTCCACTGATATTGAACATAATTTGGATTTGTTTCGTCTTCTCCTTCTAGTCTTTCTACTTCATGACCTGGAAGACCTATAACATTTTTAATCCCAACTTGCTCATCTATATCTAGATATAAAAAGAAGTCTCCGTATTTACACATGCTTCTAGACCAACCAAATAAGTTAAACTCTACATCTAGTATTTTATAGTATAGATTTTCTAATATATCTTTTATTTCAGCATTAGGGCATTCTACAACCATCATGCTTTCTAATGTTGAACTAGTTGTCATCTCGTCTGCATAAATATCTAGCGCAGAAGCAATCTCTGGAGTGTATTCCATTTGATCAAATTCTGAATATCTCTCTCCACGATTAAAGTTCGCAGCCATGGCAGACTGAATAGACTCAAAGGGATTATACTGACTTTTTTTGAACTCTTGTCCGCTAGCAGATTTAAACTGAAAAGAATATTTGTCTAAAGACTTTCTTCTTTGTTTTCTATATATTTGTGTTCTTCTGTTAACTAACGGACCAGACAATAGCTTAGTTAGCTGTTTAAACAGGGAACTTTTAGAATTCTTTGGATTATTTTCATTCTTTTCTTTTTCAGACATTTATTTTATCCTTTATAAACCCACATAAAATCTTCGAACTGCTGTCTAGCTTCTTCTTGCTTTTTACTTAAGCCACGAGAATCTTTAAATGGATCTTTGTTTTGTTGGTATCCTACCATACCTGGTATAGTAGTGTTAATGTTTGTATTGGCTATATACATACTATTTAAAATTGCATTTGTATAAGCGTTCTCTCTTTTGTTGGTTGTCAAGGCAACATCTTTTACCCAACATCCAATTGAGAGTGACATGACTAAATCATCGTTATATCCACGCATCGCTTCTGGTTTTCCATTATTCCAAACAAAAGTCTGGAATTCTTTTATAGTTCTAGAAGAATTTATTTTAATTATGTTATTTCTAACAAACTCTTCCATTTTTGCTATAATTAATGGCCTAGTTTTGCTAGTAGTAGAGAATCCAGGTATTACACTGTTTGTGAATTCAGCTGTATAGTTGTCAACATATTCGTGGCTACCTTTTGTAGAATAATAAAGATTTGGATATTCTAGTGATTCTAATTTATCCAAAACATTATAACCAACATTATTATTTTCCACTACAAGTAAAGCGTTGCCATATTCTTTTCCAACAGAGTTCAATAGCATGGCAAACATGTCATGATTTGGTTTACCTTGATATTCAGCAACCTGTTCAAAAGTATCGACGCGGAATACATGAAACACGGAACTATCGGCTCCATCTCCTCTTGCAACGTCTGCAGATATTAAATATGCAACGCCTGGTTGAGGATCTTCCCAAATCCAATAGTTTCTATCGAATCCAGTTCTGTGTTTTGGATCTCGCAAGCCCTGTGTCATTCTCTCCATATCATCTGGAGATACTACAGTTTCACCTGACATGTTGAAAGAACATTCAAATTCTTGAGCTACTTCTCTCTTGCTCATGTTTTTTGTTTGATCTCTAAACCATTCTTCGTCTCTATCTGGGTGTACATTCCAAGGCAATACTATAGGATTAAATAAGTTATCTTCTGCTTCTGCATCTGTATATGTTTTATAAAACCAGTTACCCACACCATTTGGCGTAGAAAGAGCAATACAGCGACCACCAGTTGTAATCGTTGGCAAGATACCTGTCCATAGTTCTTCCATGCCTTCGACGAATGCGGCCTCGTCAACAATAAGAAGAGAAAGAGATTCAGAACGACCAGCATCTTTAGCAGATGTTGTTGAAGCATTGATTTTAGAACCATTATTTAATTCAAAAGAACTCTGGTTATCGATTTTGATATCTGCTATCATCATCCAATCTGGAAGTGTTTTTAGCATCTTTTTCACTTTTATGACAAGGTTAGCCGCTGTCTTAAATTTAGTCGCTACAACCATCACTTGTTTTTCACGACGAAATAGTAGCATCCAAGCAGCATAACCAGCGACAATGGTAGAAATACCTAACTGTCTAGCTTTTAAAATAATATTAAATCTATGATCTTTGAAGTCGTCTAATAGTTCATCTTGAAAGTCATATGTACTAAAAGGGATTAAACCTTTTAGAGGATGACTGATCCTTACATAGTTTTTTAGAAAGTATGCGGGATCTTGACCACACTTTCTAATTTCAGCTTTCATTGTTTCTTTTGATATTCTTG